AGAAAGAGAAGCCTACCCTTGCGAAATATAGCAAACATTAAGGGGGCGGGGGGGGTTAGAACAATTTTTTTTTCTAGAACATTTATATATTAAATGCGTCTCAAAAAAAAATGCCCCTCATAGGGGCGGATACCAGTCTATGCATACCTTAAGGTATCCTAGTCATAGTTTTTCTAGCTCGTATATACTCGCATTAGTTATTTAACGAGTTACTTAACGCTTGGTATCCTTAAGATATACACCCGTCATAGCCAAATGTCAAGCTTAAAAACCAATTATTTTATAGTTGACACATAGTATTAGACATACTAATTCTGTGCATATGTCAGAAACAGACACTAAGGAGTTGCTTATGCAACAAATAGCTGACCAGATTGCAGAGGTTTCTTCTAAAAAGGAGGAGATGCAAATAAAAAGCCTGAGTAGGCACGCCCCCGAAAAAGTAGCAGAAATACTTTATTTGTTTTCTACTGGTAGTTCTCAAACCAAAATAGTAAAAAAGTACGGATTTGCACGAGAAACAGTCATTAGTGTTTTGACGGACTATGCGGATGCCCTTGGATCGTTTAAAGAGCTAAGTGGCAAGTTATCCGCCAAAAACTATATGAATCTTAGTAGCCTAGAAGAAGATTTGATAGAAAAGGTCAGAGAGAGAATGGATGAAGACCCCGAAATGGCAGTTAGTTTTCGGGATCTAAAAGAGCTTTCAATAGCTAAAGCAAATGCCAATAGGGAGGCTATGACTGCTAGAGGTGAGGTAACAAATATTACAGAAGGCAGAAAGGTATATACTAAGGAGGATTACGATCAAATTGTTCAATCAGCCAAAGATCGGATAAAAAAAGCTAAGATAATTAATGCTGAAATTGTAACACAAAAGGACAATGAATGAAGAGATTCTTAATAAACTAAAAGAAGTATTAGGCGAGCATTATCCTAATTACTGCATTATTGTGTTAGATGAGGAAGGGGAGGTTCAGTCTGAATATACAACTGTTTCAGTAGCTAGAATGCTTATTAGAGAAGCTTCTCTAGATTTTAGAGATGATAACGTAGAAGTTATATGGGACACAGAAGATACTGATGATTAGTTTTACAAAACATCCAATGCTAGCTCCTCCTAGCGACGAGGAAATAGTAATGCTTGGCGAGACTGATCCCGAAATGCTAGCTGAGTTGCACGAGGCTCACGAAAGTTTAATCAGATCAAGCATTGAAGACCCCTTAAGATATGGATTTGATCTAGATGGATGGGGTAGGATTAGAAATGCTTTGTGTGACTACAATGAGGTAATTACATTTGGGGGTAATCGTAGTGGCAAAACTACTGGGTGTGCAAAGCTAGTAATGGAAGCAGTTACTAAAAAGAAAGACGGGCATCTTGTTTGCTTTAGTCAAAATGCTGATACATCAGTCAAAGTTCAACAAGCATCAATTTGGGAAATGATGCCCAAAGAGTTCAAGAAGAAAACTAAAAGCATAGAGGGATACATTAATTTTTCTATGCAGAATGGTTTTACTGGCTCTAGTTTTATTTTTCCAGATACTAGGACTAGGGTAGATTTTAAAACTTATACTCAGTTTTCCAACAATCAAACAATATTAGAAGGCTTTGAGTTCGGATTTAAAGAAGGAGGCAGTTTAAATATAGGTGCTTGGTTGGATGAATACCTTGGGGATGCGTCCCTTGTAAATACATTAAGATTTAGATTGGCTACTAGAAATAGCAAAATGCTCCTAGGATTTACGCCAATAGACGGCTATACATCCTTTGTATCTGAATATTTGAAGGGTGCTCAAACACTAAAAACCCGAAAGGCATCCTTGCTAAAAGATAGAGAACTTCCCGTTCAACAATACAGCCCCACGAGGGATGCAGGAGTAGTCTACTTACATTCTGATGAAAACCCATTTGGGGGATATGACCGAATAAAAAAAGATCTTCAACAATCAAGCGATGAACAGATTCTATGTCGTGCGTATGGGTATCCTGTACGAAGTATGACATCTTTATTACCTAAGTTTAGCACTTCGGTAAATGTGCTTTCGGACAAACCAAATCAGTATGGAATGAAATTTCCAGACATTAGAGATACTTCAAAGTACACTATTTATCAAATAGTTGACCCCGCAGGAAATAGAAACTTTACGGCAATTTGGGGTGCAGTAAATAAAGACGGAGAAATATATATTAAAAAAGAGTTTCCTGATAGGGATTCATATGGCGAATGGGCAATTTTTGGCGATCCTAGGTGGCGTTACGGACCCGCTTCTAAAAAAATTGGATACGATGTTGCTGGATATGTTGATTTATTTAAAGAAATAGAACAAGAAGAAGGACTAACAGTTTTTGAACGAATTGGTGACTCAAGGTATTTTGCTAGAGAAAATGAAAACAATGAGGATTTATTTTTATCTTTTTCTGATTGTGGCATGGATTTTGTACCATCTAGCGGCAAACAAGAGCGAGAAGGTATTATTAAACTGGACGAATGGTTTGATTATAACGAAAATGCTAAAATTGATCTAGCTAATATGCCCAGATGCTATATTCACAAAGATTGCGGTAATTTAATTGATTCCATTGTGCATTACAACGCAAACGGAAAAACGGATGAATGCCTAAAGGATTTTTTTGATGTATTAAGATATTTTAGAATGGCAAATGATGGACGAGGACCCGATTTTGTTAATTCTGCATCACTACAAGTTACAAGAAAAAGTATAGGAGGTTACTAATGCCCAAAAAAAGATTAAAACAAATAGCAGAAGAATTTGATATTTCTTTTAAGCAAGCCCAAGATTTAGCATTTCAAAATCTTGAAGAAGAAATGATTACTGGAAAAGGTAAAAATACTTGGATTAATGAAGATGGTCAGACAGTATTTGATAATATTATACCTGTTCCTGTTATATATAGAGGTCGTGTAATACGATTAATGCCTAATCCTTGTTTTGTATTGACAAGAATCCCAGATTTAAACACAACGGTGCCTGTAAAAGCTAAATTGCATATAGCTAAAAATTTAAAAGGTAAATATATTTACGTCCAAGTAGATAATTCTAATAATTATACCACTTATAATCACATTATACCTTCGCGAAGATGAACGATTTTTTTAATTTTTTTGTAGATAGTTTTGATAATATCAATTCACTTCTTGATGTCTTGCTTTATATGTTAAAATAACCAGCTAAGTATGGACAATCAAATTATTTCGGAAGAGCTAACCTATGTTGGCAAAAAACCTAATGTAACAGTCTTACGAAACGCTTACGAAAGAACTACAACGGAGTTATCGTCTTTTTTTGACCTTTGCCGTGCTTCTTACGATGATAGGCGTAATTTTTGGGCTGGAAAAAGTCCTGATCTTCGTAAACATGGAGCGGATGCTTTCCCATGGGAAGGTGCATCGGACATGGAAAGTCACGTTATTGACGAACGAATAAATCGTCTTGTATCTTTATTTATTGCATCATTGTCACGAGCTAATATTCGTGCATTTCCTGTATCTAGTGATGATATGGGTAGGGCAAAAGTAGTATCAAGTTTTTTAAAATGGATGGTGTCTTCTGGATATATTCCACGTTTTAAAAAAGAAATGGAACTGGGTGCAAATTATTTGCTTGAGCGTGGTTTGCTTATTAGTTATGTAGGTTGGCATCGCGAAGATCGCCGAATAATTCAAGAGCTTAATGTTCAACAAATTGCTGGTTATTCTCAAGAAGCGATGGATATGTTTATGTCTGGTTTTGCTGATGAAGAAGTTGAGCAAGCCCTTATACTAGCTTTTGATGGATTAACTGAGAAGAAAGCTAAAAAAGCAGTCCAAGAACTTCGGTTAAATGGCACTACGGAACTACCCGTAGTTCGTAGGCAGGTGAATGCACCAGAAGTTAAAACTCTTTCGCCTGACGGGGACTTCTTTTTTCCCTCCTATGTAACAGATCCACAAAGAGCACCTTTTTGTTTTTGGCGAACTTATTACACCGCACAAGAATTAGAAAATAAAGTTGCAACTGATGGCTGGAATGAAGATTTTGTTGATTATGTAATTGAGCATTTTCGTGGTGTAAACTCAAATAGTATTGAGCGTAATGAAATCGGATCACCTGTAATTGAAACTAATTTAACTAATGCTGTCTATACAGCGGATGAATTAATTGAAATAGTACACGGGTATCAACGATTAATTGACGAAGAAGATAATTCAGAAGGTATTTACGAAACTATATTTCATCGTTCACTTTCAAGTGATGCTGAAGTACAGCCTTACGCTAAATTTGAATTAATGAATGGATATGAGGATTATCCCGTTGTAGTTACTAAACTTTCAGAAGATAGTAAACGTCTTTACGATACAAATACTGTTCCTTCATTACTTCGCGGAATACAAAATCAAGTAAAAATTGAACGCGATTCAAGAGTAGACCGCAATAGTTGGGCAACTTTGCCACCCTTAATGCACCCCAAGGGTCAAGCACCTCTAGAATATGGTCCAGGTCGTTTTATTCCTTATCGTCGCAAGGGAGATATTGAGTTTGCTCCGTCACCACCGTCGCCCACTGGTTCTGTTGAAATAGAAAACACTTTAGAACAACAAGCTGATAGGCTCGTAGGATTGGATGATTCGGTAATTTCACAAACTAAAAAACAATTTTTGGTTGATAAGTTCTTATCTCATTCAGCAGAAGTTTTAAAACTTGCATTTAAGTGTTTTCAAAGATTTGGTCCTGATTCAGTTTTTTTCAAAGTAACGGGAGTGCCTGATCCTCAATTAATGGACAAAGGCGACCCTACAGAAAACTTTGATGTTATTGTAAATTATGATGTGCTAAATACTGATCCAGAATCGCAAGAAAAAAAATTACAACAATTTATTGCACTTTCAAATTTAGACCGAAACGGTCGTTTAAGCATGGATCGTTTGCTTGAATTATCAGCCAGTGCTATTGATCCCGTTCTTGCGGACGGTATGATTATGCCAGCTAAAGAAGCACAGGAAGATATTCGTACTGAAATTACTGACGATTTATCTAAATTGTATGCTGGCATTGAAGTTCCTGCTCGTCCAAATGGTGCTCAATTTGCTTTACAAGCAATTCAACAGTATTTACAACAACCAGATATTACTCAACGCATACAAAGCGATGAAGCATTTAAGGCTCGCATAGAAAAATATGCACAACAATATAATTTCCAACTTCAACAAAATCAAAATGCTGAAATTGGAAGAATTGGCACTACCCCATCTACCATGGGCGGTATAAGTACACAAACAATGAATCAACAATAATATGGCAGACAATATTACTAGAACTGACTACGCTAAAAGGCGTGAGGGCGAAATGACTGAAAAGGAGAATAAAAAATCTTCTGAATCTATTGTTGAGCGATTTAAAGAAATTATTCGCGACGCAGAAGGTTTAAAATTAGAAGCATATAAACCAGATCCAACCGAACCATATTTTACTATTGGTTTTGGTCATTACGGTAAAGATGTTGAAGAAGGTGATACTATTACTGAAGAAACTGCTGAAGAGTTATTAGATGAAGATGTTCGCGTTAGAATTGATTCCTTGAAGGACTTACTTCCCGATTTTGATACCTATCCCGATAGTCTAAAAGATGCTTTGTTCAGTGAACATTATCGCGGATCTATTGAAGATAGTCCTAAAACTCGTAGTTTAATTAATGAAGGAAAGTTTGAAGAAGCGGCTGTTGAATATTTAAGAAACACTGAATATGAACAGGCTGAAGAAAAAGGAATTCCTGGCATCCGTCCCAGAATGGAAAAAGTTTCTGAAGAACTAAGAAAATTGGCTGACTAATGCCCGAAGACAATATTGATAGGGATATAGATACCCTAAAAACACACGATACGTTTATTCGTTTTTTAAATTTTATTGATACACTTCGTGAAGAATGTATTGCCGATCTTCATAATGCTGAAACCCATAAGATTCAACAAATTTCTGGTCGCATTTTATCTTACGACCAAATTCTTGAAATGACAGAATTTAAAGATTTAAAACATCTGCTCAAGCAATAGCTTGTCGGGTGTGATAAGATATAACCATCGCCATCGCTCGGCGTTAAGGAGTGGAAACATATGCAAGATGAAATCGTAACGGAGAACGCTGATTCCGTTGAAAATACAGCGAGCACAGAAGAGGTAGTACCAGTAACCGAAACAAATTCGGAAACTAATCCTGTTTCTTCAAATATGTCAGCAGAGGACTTTATTAGTTCTAGGCTAGGTGATCAAAATTCACCAACAGATGAGGTTAAAGAGGAATCAGAAGTAGAGGAGCAAGCAGTATCCGAAACTGAAGATGAATCCGCAACTAATGTTCTTTCACAGGTTGATTTAGACGATATGTCGGAGGAAGAGCTTCAGGAGCTTTCTCAAAAGTTAGGATCCCGTGCCGTAAAACGCTTTGGAGAACTAACCGCAAGAAGAAAAGCGGCTGAAGAACGAATCCAAGCACTGGAATCTCAGCTTAAACAAAAGGCTAAAAAACCAGTATCCGTATCGGACATTGATGAAAATCCATACAAGGATTTAAAAAACATAAAGGAAGTTCAAGAAAAATCCAAAGAAATTAAGGATGCAATTGAATGGGCTGAAAATGTTCTTTTTGAATCCGATGATTATTCTGCAAATGATACAGTTACCGAAATGGATGGTAAAAGTGTTACAAAAAAGGAAGTAAGAAATATTCTTAGAAATGCTAGACACGCACAAAAAAAATATATTCCTCAAAAAATCCAAGACTTGCAAAATAAAGCTCAAGGAATAAAAATACAAAAAGGACTAGAAGAAAAAATCAGACAAGAAATTCCTTGGACGGAAGAAAAAGATAATGCTACAAATAAGCGTTATCAAGCAATGTTAAATGATCAACGACTAACAAGTGCATTAAAAAATGCTGACCCAACACTAAAAGCACAAATGCCATATCTTTTGGCTCATGCGGCAAATAGTATTTTTGGGGAAAGAAAGTTAGTTGATCAAGCTGTCAAGCCATCTAAATCCATTAACCCTCCTAAAAGCGTAAGCAATACAGCGGTTAAAAGTGAAAAACCTATAACCAGAAGGAGCAAAAACATCCAGACATCTCAAAATTCGTTTCGTTCTACAGGAACGGCGAGTGATTTCATCAAACTCAGAACTGCACAATTAAGTCGTTAATCCAATAATAGAAAGTATATAATCATGGCGTTTTCAAAAACATATGATACTACAAACCCAGGATCGGCTGTTTCCAATCGCGAGGACTTGACTGATGTCTTGACAATCCTTGCTCCTGAAGAAACTCCGATTCTTTCTGGTGCTTCTAAACAGAAAGCATCCGCAACTAATACTGAATGGACTGTTGATGTACTCAGCGATCCTGTAACTACTGGCATCCTAGAAGGTGAAGATGTCGTCACATACACCGACAAGTTTGCTGGTCGTGCTCGTATGGGCAACTTCACTCAAAAGTTCCGCCGTGATTACAAGGTATCCGAGCTACAAGAAGCAGTTGATTCAGTCGGTCCCGCTAAAATTGCTGAAGCTGAAGCTAAAGCAATTCGCGAACTAAAACGTGATGTTGAAAAAACATTATGTTCTGACAATACAAAGCAACAAGCTACTAATCTTCTTCCCTATAAGATGAATGGTCTTGCCGCTTATATCTCCTCTACTCCAGAGGCAGATGTTGAAGTCCCTGCTGGCTTTGAAACTCCCGCTTCTAGTATTTATACTGTTGCAGAAGATACAGCCGTTGCGTTCAACGAAAGTGTGTTCAATGATCTTATTTCTAGCATCTTTGATGTTAATGGAGTAAGCAACGGA